GAATATTTATCAGTCAATACTTTTTCAGCATTCATAACACCGTTTAAAGTATCTTTACCAATATCCAAAATCCCAACACCTTCTAAATGATTTGTTCCAATATTCTTTATGTGGCGAATCATGAAAGATGGTATTTCTGTTCCATTGATCTTGAAATGCTCAATTAATCGATCATCAAGTTCAGTACTCACATTTGTAGCGAGATGTATTTGATCACCATCTAATACAGGAAATATTTCACCATGTAAAAGGTAACTATTCGTCATTAGTTTGATAAATTCAAAACTTGATAGGTAATTGTTTGGCTTACTCAAAATAGAAAGAACCTTATTATCTTTAATTTCTTCTCCCTTTTCATTTTCAATTACAATATCTGCTAATGCCACTTGGTTACTAATATCTTGTAAAAGCTCATATACATCGCTTGATGAAAGAATATTTCCATCATTAGAATAAACTCCACCGTATCTGATAGAGTTTGAATACACATCTTCTACCCCCCATCGTTTTTCAGCTTGTTTAAAAAGGTAATTAGAAAATGCATCTCTAATACCCATAGCATCACCTCCTTTAGCGATAAATATCGCTGATTAAATCATCTATTGCATCATCACTAATATCTTCAAGTAACATCATTGTTTCTTTATGAGCCACTAAGAAAGCCACAAAGCCGTCTATTTTTTTCTTAGATTGTCTTTTTGATGGAGCTTTCATGCCGTTTATATTAGTTACTACAACAACATTAAGTGCGCAATATACAAAAAGAGGATTATCTGTAAATAATCTCTTCTCATAAATAATACGTTCTGAGTCATCAAGCGGCGCATTAAGAACTGTTGGATACTGGTTGACTGCAACACTTTCCAGACCTAAATTTTCACATTTTTCAATAAGCTTTTGTGACATGGCAGGGTCATAGTTAAGCTGTTGAACATCATATAAATCCATACACTCAACAATATAATCAAAAATCTGATCTTGATTAATCATCTTTCCATCACAAAATGTCACAAAGCCTTTTTCCGATAAATCACGATACGGGACATTATCTTCTTTTTCTCTAAAATCAATATCTGCGTTTGGAATAAAGTACATCTGTTTAACTTTCAGAATTGCTTTTCCTGTTTCATCAAATGTAGGGAAATTTAAGCTAACGCATGTTAAGTCAGTGGTTTTAGAGAGGTCAAGGCCAAGGTAACATGTTTCTCCGCTAAGATCTCCTAAATCCTCAACAAGTACGTGTTCAACCTGTTCTTGTTCAAAATAATTATCTGCACTGTTTACAAAAAGATTCAAATGTTTAGATAAAAACTCAGCCTTAGAATGGGCCGAGCGTTTTGCTTTTTTAAATTCTGTTTCCAATTGTTCCATACTCACTGAAACTCCTATATTTGGATTAACCATTTCCCAAACTTTGCGATCTTCCCAATCAAAATTTTTGTTCGGTTCCCAAATCGCAACAAATAAAGAATCGTCATCATCATTTTCCAGAACATGTTTTGCATACTTGTACACTCGCATACCTACTGAGGACGAACCTTTACCTGCAGTTGAAACATTGAGCATCATAGGTTGTTCCCGAGCTATCTGAGCCGATTTTAAGTTGTCATACATGTCCATATTTTCTTGAGCATGCAATTCATCATTTAATACGAAGTGTGGGTTTTTACCTTCTAGACCTTTAGTATTCTTACTAAGAACTTTAAATTTGTTCTTGTAAACTACACCATTAATCTTATACGTGTAAAGCGCACCACTCACACTTCCATTAACACCCTTATAGATTTGAGTGCCTTCTAATAGTTCTTCTGAGTTCTCAATTGTTTGGGCAATTGGTTCAGCAGCATTTTGAGCTTGTTCGTAATCACTTGCGGCCGCATAACAATCTGCACCAAGTTCTCCCTCACCATACATTGCATAAAGCAAAGCACCTGCAGCAATTGCAGTTTTCCCATTCTTTTTAGGTACTTGTGTATAAGATTCACGAATAACTCGGACATCCTTACCGTGCTCATTTTTATGATACCAGCCATACATATTAGAAAAAATAAACATTTCCCAAAGTTCAAGTTCGAGAAGATTTCCAGCTAAAGGACCTTTTACATGTCGGACAAAAGACTGTACAAAATCAAGCATTTCATTCGCCCGATTAACATCAAACCAAATATCTTTTCTTTTTTGCCACTTTCTATAACGCTTGACTGCCTTAACTATTGAATTGGGATACTTGGATTTTTTACGCAAGACTTTTTTAGCATATAAATCTGCATAATTTATCCCAGGTTCAATAATCACCCTGAGTTTCTCCATTTATCACGATGTTTTTCTAAACTACTTACCGTTGACATGTGAGGAGTTTTTTCATCGTTTTTTTCAACTTTTGGTACAGTTTTGCGTTTATTCGTCATGCCTAATGCATCAAGCATTTTATTCTTCTTGTCGTTCCAAGTTTCGACATGTTGAGCCAAAGGATGTTTCATTTCATTTATGGCACCAGCCTTGTTCTCATGCAGTTTAGTAGGAGGGAATCCTTTATCTCTCCATTCCTCATACATAGATTTATAGATGATAAAAGCATCAAGATAATTCTCAATTAATGGATCTACAGATGGCGAATAGAGTTCTTCTTTTTCAAGTTTTTCTTTGATACTTTTTCGCTCTTCAATCCTTGCGGCTTCTAACTCCTCCAGCTTTTTCTTTTTCGATTTTCTCGCCATCTCACACCCCCTTTACTTTTTAAAATGTTGTGCAACTTTATTCATGACTCCTCCTACCCTATCCTCCAACGAAAAAAATTTTTTTATTTTGGATAGGGGGGCTATCAAGAAAAATAATTTGGAAAGACTTTTTTATCTTTATCTTCATTTTCTTCAATGACATGGCATTTAGGACATAAAAGCATTAAGTTGTTTGGTTCAAGCTTAAGAAGCTTGTCTTGCTTGATAGGTATGATGTGATGGACATGTGCCTGTCTACCATGTACGAACCTGCCACAACGTTGACAGCAACCTTTATTTTTTTCATAAATAAATTGTCGCATTGCTTTCCATTCTGTCGTTCGATAGAATGGTTTGTTCTCATGGTGATAGATGTCTTTCTTCTTACGTTGCCGTTTAGACCTAACATGCTCCTCACAGTACTTACCTTGGTTTATCTTATTGTCGCATCCGTTGAAATCACAATATTTCATTGCAAGAATTCAAGGATTTCTTTTTTCTTTGTAAGTTCCTTTGGAATCTCAACTTCTATAGAAGCAGCATATTCTTTAAGTTGAGGAACACTCATACTATTAAGATTAATATCTTTTTCTTCTGGTTCATCCTGTTCTTCTTGGACTTCTCCTACTTCAAAATCTTGCTCTTCACCATCGGCAACAAATAAAGTTCGCTTCTTCTCAGAATCCCAAAATTCTGTTCCAGTAATTGTTTTTCTTACCTTTGAAATCATAAGCATTTCCTTTCAATATAAAAAGCCGATAGCTTTTGCTACCGACTTAGAGTAAGAATAATCTAGGCACTCTTTGTTCACCAAGACTTACTTTTTTTGTGTTCTGCCAAATTATTCATGATACAAGTATAGCACCGAAAACGAGGACCAACGAATCAATTCTGTACATTTTTAGCTCATTTTTGTACATTTTCGATACGTTTTTGTACACGGTTTTTAGAGGACATGTAACAAGTTTACTTCCATATCGTTTTTAAACCGATAGTAAATGACCTTGATTTGTCGAATGCTCAGATATATTCCTTTGTGTCTAAGATCCATTTCAACCATACTCCATGTAGCCCCTCCGTAACCTAGATGCTTTAGCTTGATTATCTCTTTGTTTGTATAAATCAGTGGCTCGTACCATAGAGAGAACTGCTTGACAATCTCTTTCAATCGGATCAGTTCTTCGTCCTCTTCCATAGCTTCTCGGTTAAGAGTCTTGCTCTCAGGCTCTGCTCCACCACTGTAAGCTGTTCTAATACCTAGGTTATCAGACTTAGCCTTATACATATAACTGCTCTCTATGGACTGTATGCGAGCTTGTATACGACCATTGACATAATCTCCTATGATTTTATTTAACTTATCTGCCATGAATAAAAACCTCCAGTATGGTATAATAAAAGAAGTTAATCCCTTTCATGAGCCCGTTCCAGCGGGCTTTTTTATTTCATCAGCACATTTCTAATAAAAAGTGCTATAATCGGTATAGACAGCAAACTCTGAACTCTTAATATAATTATTCATATCATTTAAAGTCACCTCGCTGTCTAGGTGG